TTTGTTTATCTTCTTTGATTTTTAGCCATTCTTTAACTTCTTCCTTTCGTCCTTCAAGATATTTTTCTGATTCCATGTTGCCATCTATTTTGGTATTGTCTGGTACATTGGCCAAGTCATGATCATAAAGTCTACAATCACAATTATATACCGGATGAATAAGGGACTTTTCTTGATAATATCTTTCAATTCCTTCCGGAAGAGCCGTAGGTGGCCCTCCTTCAGGGCCTGATCCTCCAACAACCTCTTTACCAAAATCCAAATTCATAATATTTGGCGCCTTAAACTTCTTATGATTCATTATACCAAACTCATAACCGTTATTTAAAGCAATGGCTCGGGTCACTGTGTATCTCCACAATTGGTTTCCCAATCCAGATCCATTATATAATTCATTTATTATCATATAAATTCCCATTCACTCTGTAATCTCTAGTCCAAATTGTATATAGAGCGCGCTCTATAATATGGCACTCGGCAGGAATTTTTTGGCGGCCAGCACATTCCTCCTGCGTTGCATCATAGTCTATAAAGCTATTTAATTTTTCATAAAATCGTTTTTCGTATTTTAAAATATTTTCCTTTGGTACAACATAATTTGCGCCGGGTGCGAATCGGACCCAGCTTGGAATCTCTGGATTAACAAATATAGCATTCAAAAAAACATTATAATTGCTAAAGTATCTATGTACATGATGAGGAGCATACCAACTATTATTTATTTCCATATAACCGCCTTCGCTGGTTAATCTCATAGCGCATCCCGGGGAAGTATCTACATCTTCATACGATTCTAGTGAGGCAAACTCTTCACTGTTAGTCAAGCGTATAAACTTCTCTTCTTTGCAGTGGCGCGGGAATACATCACCCTTTACAAAAACTGTCACGTCAGCTAAATTATCATAATTTTCTATAATATGATGAAAATAAGTGTGAATATTGTGGCCGACGTTCGGAAGTTTAATTACTTTGTCACCTTCTATTTCGGTACCACCCTTATCATAAATAATATAATTATCAGTATATTTTTCTACCCAGGAAATATCATATTTGTATTGGTTAACAACTAGAAAATTATCTTTAATTATTTTCATTTATTGCCCTAAAACAGTACCAGGGGGCAGATAACAATGAAATCCAAAAGGTATTATCCCGGTCGATTCTGGTACCTGAAGTTCTTGCGAAAATCGGACTGCCACTTCCACAGGTGCAAATTTTACACCATGTTTTTCGAATAGGTGTCTGTTGTGTACGCAGATATTACCATCCTCATTATAGCTTCCAGCATTCATGTGCTTATAAAAAGTTCCCTGATTTACTTCGAAAGGTATTTCTTCGATGTGGGGAACTTCCAAAACTTTTCTGCTTCTCAAAGTAAAACCGCCATTTCCAACTCTTTGATGATTCCCGAAAGGATCAATATAGGCATTTTCACGTAGTGGCCATGCTGCTCCTACATAATCCCACTTTAAAAATTCATCTTCCCACTTCTCCGGATTTATAACAAAACCATCCGGATGGATCATTAACATATATTCTGTATTAACATGTTCTATAAGTTTATAAATGCAATAATAACTAAATTCTTTATAACTGATTTTTTCAAAGCCTTTAAACTTTTCAAACTCTATTGTTGGTGGTAAATTTTCCGGCTTTTCGTGAGAAATAAATTTTACCGCCCCAAAATCTATATTCTTTATACTGTATTGAAGGGCGGCTATATTTTCGTTTATTTTAGTTGAGCCGAGCGCAAGAAGCGTTACATTATTTAATTTAATCTTATTCACTATTTTTTCCCAAAATAGTTAATCCATTATTATTAGCAAAACGTTCCACCACTCTCCATTCTTTATTGCTCTCCAAAAATTCATCTATAGCCGGCTCTAGTTCCATTTTGCAACTTTCTGTATCGTGACAAATAATATACTTTTTTACTTTAGAAGAGTGAAGTTTTAATTCCTCTTTTAACTGTGTATATACATGATTTGTATCTATAAAAAGTAAATCAGTGTTGTGAATCTCTACTTTTAAACTATCTTCTTCAAAAAATACAAACTCAATTTCTTTTCCGCCACAAACATCATATACTGGATCCAGGCCTGTGCCATGGCCTCCGGAATTTGAAGGGTGCGCCCAATCTATAGAATGCAACGTGCCGCCGCCGCGATCTGCCAATCCTGCAAGAAAACCCCATGTAGTAAAGGCTTTTCTAACCCCCATTTCTGTTATATGCGCGCACTTAGAAGCATATTTTCTTAATGCGGGTAAATGTTCATTTATATCGGTTTGCATAGCACACAACGCTTGATATATTAGCAATATTTTATCTTTTTTCATTTTTTCTCCTTTTTTAGCTTATCTTGGTTGAACCAAGTGCTAAAAGTGTTACATTATTTAATTTAATTTTCATGTTTTATCACTTTTCTTTTGTCCACCAAGCAACGGGACCACTACGTCCTCCAAGTTCCAAACTATCATCATGATAGTTTGGATCTCTTATTTCTTCCGTAATTACATATTTCTTTCTAAAATCGTGAACAGCCATCCTACAGCGTGGATGTGTGGAGTAATCATCTATTACAATAATCCCACCCACTGAAAGTTTATCATAAAGATTAATTAAACTATTCCATGTAGCATCATACATATCACCGTCTAATCTGAGCAATGAAATTTTATCTAGTCGTTTTCGCAAAGGAGGAAGCGATTCTTCAAACCACCCTTCAACAAAAATTACATTTTCATCTAACAAGTTAGCTTTTCTAAAATTGTCTTCGACTGTTTTACGAGAAACCGACAAACTTGGGATTGTGTGGTGAATATCTCCGATATCAACGGGATATTTTTCTGGTTGCGGAGGTGGAAGACCCTTAAAAGAATCTGCAACATAAACTTTCTTATTAATTTGATTATAATCATAAAAATATTTTGCCAACATACAAGAACCTCCTCGCCATGCTCCAGTTTCAATATAATCTCCCTCAATATCCTTGGTTGCTTCTAATAACTTTACCAAACCTTCTAGATTCAAAGATTTTCCAATTTGTTCGTCAGCACCACAAAGACAACTTAATTTGTTTGGCTCTGCTCTACATATATATTTAATCATCTGCAGGTACGCCTCGTCTATACTATTAATATCTTTATTCATTTTTTCTCCTTTTTTAGCTTATGTGTGTTTCTCTACCATCATGTGATATTCTCTTTCTTTAACTTTGGGATCCATCACATGAGATAATTGCTTTGCATGATCTCTATTAACAATAGTAATTTTATTTAATATTGTAGGCAATCCATATTTATCATAAAGTCTTTTGTAATAGTCTACGTCCATTAACCATATTAACCTATCATCAAAATATATTTTATCTTTTGTATTCCTAATGGAAAGTACACTAGGACTACTAATGGTATTGTTGCCTAAATATATTTGATCATTGTATTGAGGATAAAATGTCCGATAAAATGTTTTTCCATCATCTTTTGTATGCTCACACGCGCTCACAAGCCAATTTGTATTAGAATGAAACGCCTCATGAGTAAATTGCAAACTATAGTTATCCCACAGAAAATCATCAAACCATAAAAATTTAATAATTTCTCCATTACAGTGTTCCATGGCGTTATTAATATTATATGAACTAAGGCCGCGTCCTTTTTCATTTCGAACATATACAATATTTATTTCATTTTTATATTCGTCGCATATATTTTTAATGACATCATCTCTGCTGTGATCTGATATCACTATTTCAAAATCTTTATAAGTTTGCTTTAAAAATTTTTCAAACTGAAATTTTGCAAACTCTTCGGCTTGGCCATGTGATTCATATGTGGGAATTGCAACAGAAATCATTATACGTTCTCCATAAATAAATCCACAATAATTTCAATATAATCTATCTTCTCTTTGGTTATAACTGGGGATGTCCCAAGAAAAAATGTATCTGTGGTAACTTTTTTAGCAACAGGATATTTTTCGATAACCTCAGTTGGATCAATCAAATGAGTATACGCAGGCTGCAACATTATGTTACCCCCAAAATAAGTCCTAGTTTGTATTTTTTTAGTTTCTAAAAATGTAGTAAACTTCTCTCGCGTAAATGGCGCGCCGTCTTTAATAGTTAAGGGAAACGCAAACCAGTTAGGATCAGATTTCTCAGTTGCTCTTGGTAAGTGAAAAAAATGCTCATATTTTTTAAATATTTTATATAGATTATCAAAATTAGTGTTGCGTAAAAATTTAATATTGTCTATTTTTTCCAATTGAGCCAATCCTAAAGCTGCTTGAAATTCAATGGGTTTTAAATTATACCCCATCTCTTCATAAACATATTTATGATCAAATACTGTGTTGGGCATAGATTTTAACCAGCACGAAAACCGTTTACCACAACAACCATTTTTTGATATACTAGCCTTTTCCCCCACACAATAACAGCCGCGGCCCCAATCTCTTAAGCTCCTCACAACTTTTTCTTGAAGAGGATCTTTAACAGCCACAAAGCCGCCCTCTCCCATCGTAATGTGGTGCGCCGGATAAAAAGAACAACTAGCCATGTCTCCGAAAGAACCAAGGGGCTTCCCGTCATAGGCGCCGGCCAGAGCATCACAGCAGTCTTCTAAAAAAATCAAATTATACTTTTTTACCAATTCCATAACTTGATCCATATTTGGAGGATTGCCTAAAACATGAGCAAAAGTTATAACTTTAATGTTATGTTTGCGCAAAGCTTCTTCAGCTTGTTCTATATTTAAATTAAGACTTGGCAGTTCAATGTCGACAAAAACTGGCTCAAATCCCACCTGGAATATGGGATTGATTGTGGTGGGAAATCCCGCTATTGGGGTTAACACCTTGGTGCCTTTTGGTAGATTATTGAGATTTTTAGATGCCAATGCAGCCATCATAAGCAAATTTGCACTTGAACCGCTATTCACCAACAATCCATGGCTTTTTCCTAAAATTTTTGCGCATTGTTTCTCAAATCGCGTGCCTTCGGCGCCCAGCACGAGCCAACCTTTTAAAAAGGTTTTAATTCCTCTAATATATTCTTCGCTATCAAAATATGGACCAGCATAATATATCCAATCAACGCCGGCGGTCCATGTTTGATGTGTTTGTTTGTTTTTAATATAGTTATCAACTAAAGATAATATATCCGCTAACTCATGATCGATCATATTGTTTCCCACCGTAAAGGAATTAAATCTCTTGTGTTATGAGTTGTAGTGCCGGCAAACCAGTTTTTAGGAGCAATTATTCTCTTGTCACATTTATCACTCAACCAAGCACCCCACCAACTAAAACTACTATTAGATATTATCGCATTATTGCATATAGAAATTAAATAAAAATCTACCAAATCTTCATTTTTCTCTATAAAAACAAAGTTATCTTGCGCAAAATTCTCCTTACACCAAGCTATGTCATCACTAAAAAACAAAAAAATCGTATCTTTTGGGAAAGTTGCCATAGCTTCATTATAATATTCAAGAGTGCAAGTAGGATGAGTTTTGCTCAACTTAAGATAATCCCCTCTTCTAACATGTACAGCCACTGTCTTGTTGGTTAAAATCTCTCTATATTTATTATTAATGATGTTTTTAGTTTGTTCATCAATGAAAAAAAGATTTCGAATCTCATCAGCGTATTTTTCGAAATATTTCTCGGTTTGAAAATACCCCACTAAACACATATCAGATTTATATTCTATATTGTTATATGAGAAGTAAGGTTCGCGGTAAATATATTTTATAGGCAAATCAGAAGAAAAGTGAAGATTTCGAAAAATAGTTGTTAGATAGTTTTCACATTTTCTTCCTTGATAAGGCAAGTCATGATTTTTTATATCAAATATTACTTCATCGTTGTTTTCTAAGGCCAGGGCAGCCGCGGCTGAGATTTGAAACAATTGATTTCCTAGGCCACCTTGCAAATAACTAGTTATCATCCATTAGCCTTTGATATTTGGACTTATTTCGTATTTTCATCTCTGATCTGTATAGTTTTTGATGATCGACTTTGTCTTCGTTTAATGGATTACTTCTATTATATATATGTAATATGTCTCTAATAAAAGTACTTCGGAAGCCAGCCATCTCTAGCATAGGAAACATAAAAATCATATCCCACGCACCATCACAAAAACGGCCGTCCTCTTCTAAGAAATCTTCTTTTTTAATTTGTTTCCACAATTTGTATTTAAAAGTTCTTAAGTGAGAACTCATCCATCTAGATTCGCGAAATGTATTAGTTTCGATAACCTCTTTTGGTATTTGTTGAGAGAATTTGCCACGAGTTTTTGAAGGATGTTCTATATAACTACCATACGTAATCAGACAATTGGTCTCTTTATATCTATTATTTAATATTTCTAATGCCTGTTTTGTGGCAAACCAGTCATCACCATCTAAAGTAACTATTATATCCTCATCATTTAACTCAAAGTCATCAACGGCCTCATAAATATTTCTCAATGCCAGCTTTCGCTCGTTATTTTCTACTAATGTAAATTTAGAATTTCCAGCAATTTCTTTTTTTATGATTTCTACACTTTTATCGCTCGAACAATCGTCAATAATTATACATTGATAATTATCATAACTCTGTAATTGTACACTTCTCAAGCACATGTGTAGCCATAACTCGTTATTATAAGAAGGAACAATGATTTTAAAATGATTATTAACGGCCATATATTTACTCTTTCTCGTGTTTTTATTCAATCATCTCTTTTAACCCTTCTTTTAAGGTTTTTTTCTGACGCCATCCTAGCTTATATAGCTTTTCTCCACTTAAACGAGGAAGCGCAAGGGAATTAGAATCTTGTTCGATTAACTCCCATTTTAATTCTTTATTCAATAATTTAGCGATTATTTGTGCTATTTTCAAATTATCACTTTCACTTTCGGCACTAATATTATATTTTTCTCCAGAAATACCATGTTCGAACAAAAATAATATTGCATCACATAAATCTTCTACATGCAAATAGTTCCTTCTGTTTGGTGTCGTCTTCTCTATATTTAAGCAAATATTTACTTTCTCTTCTTTTGTGATTTTTTTAATTATAAGCGGTATAAACTTTTCTGATGACTGATAGGGGCCAAAAATATTCATAGCATATGTGACAATTACAGGAATATTGTATGTATTTTTATATGCCATACAAAGATCTTGAGCTGCTATTTTAGAAGCAGCGTATGGGCTACTAGGCCTAGGCATATCATCTTCTTTAAAAATAGTTCCTGTTGGTGCATAACCAAACACTTCAGCAGTATTAAAATATAAGAATTGTTTTAATTTTTTTGAATTGTAACGAACATATTCTAATAAATTTGCTGTGCCTAATATATTGTCCATTACAAAGTCTATGGGCCCAATAATACTTTTTTTTATATTAGTTGCACCAGCAAAATGTATTATATAATCAACATCTCCAATTTCTTCAGAATGCTGATCATCAAACGCATTTCTTAAATCATGATACACAATCTGCAATCTTTTGTTTAAAACCGAAGGTGCCTGGTTTTTTGATCTAACAATCGCGATTATTTTATAATCAGTCTTTGCTAGCAAAAAATTAATTAAATTTCGGCCCAAAAAGCCATTGCCACCGGTGATTAGAACCTTATACACTCAAGCTTCTCTCTTTACCTTATTCCAAAAGAATCTAGTACGATTTTCTAAGTATCTAAAGGTACTTTCTTTACTAATGAACCACTTTTCTGTTGCATGCTGCACGTTTTCGTTAATTATCAGCTCACAGTCTAACAATTTTGCTTCAATTGTCGTTCTTGGGCACGTATCCATCCCGTTAGGTAAAAATATGAGTCCTTTATGAGAAGCCATGGTCTCTAACATATTTTTGTATGACAGGTTGCTTGCCAAAAAATATTTTAAATTATGATCATCAGCATATTTAAGAGCTTTTTCGGTACCCTTGATCCACGAGTTAGAGTGAATAATAAGCCATTTATTATTTTTATTTGTTTTAAGGCCCTTCATATACTTTAAAGTATCGGCATCAAAAACTGAACTTAACACATAAGAGTTCGAACGTGACAAGAACGGAAACATATCTTCATAATGTTTTTTTTGTCCTTCAGACATAAACCATAAAGACTTTGCTTCTGCAAAGAATATAGAAATAATTTTACCATCATTTTGGTTATGACAATCACATTCTTGTTCAAAAAAAACATGTTTTTGAGGTGAACGATATTTACAGTATTTATAATCATACTCCAATACACAATAATTAATATTTTTAGCTATATGTAAAAGAAGGTTCTTTTCGACAGATGCTATATTACCAAATATCCAAAAACAATCTTTATACTTCTCTATCTCTTTTTTAGTCAAATCAGAAGAATAGAATGTCTTATAAGAACAAGGGCATTCTTGCAAAATAGCATCACTGGTTAATTCTGCACCTCCGACATAATCTTTTTTATATACATCTGCAACAAAAATAATCATTTATTATGCATTATTTAGTTCATTATACCAATCATCAACATTCCAGTCATCAAAAACATATTCTCTTATTGTATTGTTTAATTTGTCATATTGATCGGCTTCTTTGAAGTTTTTTAAAATCCATTTTTGAAGCTTCTTGGCTTGTGATTTATATCTGCTATAATCCTTGTAAACTTCGCGAAGTTTCATTTTATAAGATCCTGGCTGTGGGTAAGCCCACATAGAATCTTGTTGTATTACCCCATCCCACACAGCAAAAGGTTGAACAGGTTGCAAAGTAAAATCAACTTTTGCGAAATGAGCCTTTAATTTTTCCTTGCCTTTTTTGTCTACCACTGGCATATAAAGAAAATCTACATGACCGCTCCAATCTGTTGCTAGTACTGGTAGTCCAGAATAAGCAGCCTCGAAAAGCGGAAGACCAAAACCCTCACCATGTGTGAGAGAAACTACGCAATGAATATTTTTATGGGTATAAAGAGAGTGCATCTCTTGATCGGTCATATCTCCATGCAGCAAGTATATTTTACATTGCCTATTTTCATATTTCGCAAGAAGTTTGGAAAGGTTCTTTTTTGCATGGGTCCTATCTAAAAGAGAGCCACCTTTTGCAAATGTTTTTACCACCAATCCAACGTTTGGATTGTCGATAAATTCCTCCACAAACCAAACAATAGTATTCTCTAAATTTTTTCTGGGGCCCCACTGTGCAACGGTCAAAAAATTAAATTTTGTAAGAGTGTTTAAGTCTAAATCGACTTTATCAAACTTTTTAACTGGGTATTGAACGACGTCGACACTCTTGTTACACTTAAGATACGCCTTTTGTCCTGTTCTTTGGTCAACACCTTCATATACAGTATTTATAAATGTTTGTTTTGAATGCTCCGAAATGGTTATAACCTTATCCATTTCATTTGCTTTGTGTAGCCACACCGGTGCAACCCTTGTTGTTTCGATCCCAGCAGTTACGCCAATATTAACCGGCGCCAATTTTTGCCATTCATTGGGAATGGTCACTTGAATGCTAATATCGTATTGACCTTGTTGTTGTCCGTGTATGGCTGTTTTTTTAATAATATCATCCATCCAGACACGTTCTTCATTATCTTCCCAAATCCAATTGGATTCCCCCCAGTTAACCGGAATTAAATAAATATCTAAATTTTCCTGAGTCCGAAGTGCGCGCAATACGAAACGGCAGTGTTCGCCATAACCAGTTCTAGTCAGCGCTGGACCTCTTACTAATACTTTCATAGCGCAATCTCCTCAACCACCCAACGTTGTGTTTGTTTTCTCGTGTCCCAAGAACCCTCTTCTTCGTGAAGCTTAGTAAGCACATCAACCCATGTTTTATTAAAAGTTTCGAAATTGTAATTATCTATTACATGTTGTCGGCCAGCAAGTCCTAATTTTTCTCTTTTTTCTTTACTCATATAAAACATGGTTTCCATGGCTTCAATAACATCATCGCCGCTTAGCCTATCTTCATAAATCCATGGAATCGGTTGTGAACCAATAACAGCTTTTGAAGCGGGTGTAATACCAACCCCGTATTCTTCTTTTGAGTCCGGACGCCTGATCTGTTCTTGAAGACCCCCAGTTCTTGAAACAATGATTGGAGTTCCACAAGAGAGAGATTCTAAAGTTGCCAAGCCAAACCCTTCAGCATCGGAAACATTAATTGTACAATCTACCGCATTATAGATTAAAGACAACTTATCTTGTGGTACTTTTTGTTGGCTAAAAAGTACTTCGCCATTTGTAAGATTAAGCTCTTCTATAATTGCTTGAAGATCTTGACCATTTGGATCTTTTACTTCAGTATGCATTACTAAACAAGCTTTATCTCTACCCACTTTATGCAAAAATTCATTAAACCAAAAAATCAAAGAACCGCTTTGTTTCCGTCGAGCATTACGATTATTCCAAAAGAAAATAAATTTTTCTGGATCATAGTAATTACCAAAAATAGCTTTTTTATAATCTTCAAACTGTCCTGTGTCTTCGATTGGTTTAAATATATCATTATCCACCGCATGCGGTATATACTGTGATTTGACGTTAGGTGCTACAGTTTTTACAATATCATCGGTAACCTTGGAAATTGCTGCAATGAAATCATTAGATTCATAATATGTCCTATTAAAAGTAGGATAAGGATAATTATCCCATACATGATAATACACCATAGGGCAAAGCGGTCTAATTTCATTCTCCATCTCCCATAACCAACCCCAAAAACGAGGATCGGTCATAAACCAAAGAATATCAGGCTTTTCTTGACGAATAATCGATCGGAGCATTTCTGGACTACCATATCCGTCGACTGGAAACATGATCCAATCATCCCCCCATTCTTCGGTTTTAATGGGATCATATTTGGGATGCTTTATTGCTCCTCCTAATGACCTTATTTGAAATTTACCGCTTTTTAAAAGGGCCTCACACATATATCTTGTTTGAGTGCCGACACCACTAGGCGATAAAGGCATATCGCTAATGGTTAAAACCTTAATCTTTTTATCCATTTGAACCTCTTATTTGCAATGCTGTGATTTTAAAAATTCACAAGCGCCATATCTTCCATAGCAGGAAAGCTTATTTTTGATATAGTTCTTTTTATCAATATTATAATTGGCTTTGTATAATAATTTAAGGGCATTATTGATTTTTTTTGACCCATTCGAAACTTTAAAGATTTCAACATGGTTTTTTTTGGCTGTTCTTTTGAGAAGAGCAAAGTGAGTTGATACGTCATTATAGTCTTTATTATGTTTTAAACACCAAAAGTGTTTATATAAAGTCAGCTGATAGGTAATCATCTTCTCAGTCTTTTTTCTGCTATCCCAACCCCAACTACAGCTCTTCCAATCTATAATATGGTATTTGCCGTCGTCTGGAGTATACAACACCAGATCAATAAAGCCTTTAAAGTTTTTATTTTGATCTTTGATTGATTCATATAAGTTTTCTTCAACGGCAACTAATTCAAACTTTCCAAAACTTTTCTGTAGGCCAGGTAAAATATGTTGTGTAAGAAACTTGCCTTGTTCACGCATATCGCTAACTAGCTTTGGTTTGAATTCAAATTCTGGATCGACTGATTTAAGTTTTTGTAGGTTAATTAAAAATTCTGATTCAAAATGTTCTTCTGCATCATAAGAAGGCCAATCAAAGACTTCCTTATCATTATGTAGAGCTATAGTCTCGCAAACGGTATGCAAAGCGGTGCCGAACGCGGTATATTCATTTCCTCTAAACTGTTTAATTTTGTCTATATATTTAAGCTTATGTTTCCATGGACACACTGTCCATTCTTTTAATTCCGAAAACGATATATGAGCCATTTATCCCTCTGACTTGGTTGTTTTCTTTGTTTTCTTAATTTTTGGTGTTGGTTTAGCGCTTGATCCACTCTTTTCATATACAAATACACCAACACTATTATTATTAACATTAGATATGTAACTTGGCGCTCCAGGGCTTAAATCATAACCTTTTAAATCATAGTTTTCTTTTAATATTGCATCCATTTGTGCCAATCGATACTTAACGCGACTTTTTGGATCCTTCCAGCCGGGTAACGTTACTGTAATAGTTATTTTGTTTTTTTCTCTTTTTTCACTAAAATTCATTTATTAATCCTCACTATTTTCTAGTATTTCTGTAATTTTACTGAACAACGCAGGGCTTAAATCTCTAAGCGCTAATTTGTCTCCCAATAAATAGTTCTCAAAACCATTTGCCCAATATTCTCTTAGAGATGTGATGGCGTAGGGAGAATAAAAAAGTTCAGCAGAAATAAGTCTCAATTTGTCATACCCAATATCCTTATACAAATGTTTATCGAACGTTACATTGTAATCCGGATTGTTATAGTATACCATATCTAACATTGGCTTGTCAACTAAATAATGTAGAGTTTTTCGTTTTCCTAAAAACTCAGATTCTAATGTATTGTCACCATAAATAAGGTCGCGATATTCATTTTCCAAAGAATGAGCAATCTCGTGAATAATATCATCTAAAAGATCTTCTTCATTATCTTGATCTGGTGATATGTAGATAGCGCCATCTTTATACATCGCATTAAACTCTCTATTTTTCTTTGCGAATTCTTTAAAGTTTCCTACGTAGAATGCGTCAATATTGTTCATAAGGTGTTCTGGTACCAAACGCTCAACTTGCTTGATTACAGATACAAAATTTATCTTATTTTCAAAAGGTTTTAATGCTTGTACTGGTTTGTTATATATCTTCAATTCTTTTAATGCTTTGTTTGATGCAGCTGCGCCGGAAGTGATATAATCTTTCATATATTATGTCGCAACTGTTTTATCCGCTGCATCAACGTCGGCAAGGGCTTGTTGATATCCTCTAATAAAATTTTCTTCTGCTATAGTTAAGAGCATATCCGGAAATTCTTCGGCCATCACTTGAATGATCATTTCTATGTTTACTTCATCATTTTCTGGTTCTAGTTTTTCGCCAACATAGTTAACCAACATCTGCTTAAGTGGGTTTTCTGTGGTTACAACTTTCAACAAGTCTGGGTTTTCATTAGACATATTCTACTCCTTTTTGTAATATTATCATATAAAATATATTTTTTTAAAATATCTTTGCTGCTAAGGTGGCGACTTTAGAACGTTCGCCCTTTATTAGGGTTATATGGCCTGCGACGTCGTAAGTTTTAAATTTTTCTACAGCGTGAGTTAATCCGTTTGATGTTTCATCAATATACATATTATCTATTTGCTCTATATCACCAGTTAAAACGATTTTAGTATTTTCACCAACACGTGTGATTATTGTTTTAAGTTCATGTGTTGTGAGATTTTGCGCCTCATCGATGATAATAAAAGCATTAGACACTGAACGACCTCTTATATATGTCAATGCCTCTACTTCAATTGTACCATTACTAACATACATTTGCAACGTTTCCTTGTCGTTGCCCATAAGAAATTTTAGATTATCCTGAATGGGTGCGACCCAAGGCGCCATTTTTTCTTCTATACTGCCTGGTAAAAAGCCAATATCTCGGCCCATTGGCTGAATTGGCCGCGAAATAATCAGTCTTTTGTATTTTCCAGTCTCCATTATCTGCTGTAATCCAGCAGCTATAGCTAAAAGGGTTTTTCCGCTTCCTGCTTTGCCTACCAAAGTCACCACTGGGACATCACAATCTTTCAGTAAGTCTAAGGCAAACATTTGTTCCTTATTTCTTGGTTTTACTCCCCAAGTAGCGCTTTTATGTTTTCCGTTAATTCTTTTAAGAGGCTGTGAATAAGAAAAGAATCTTGCAAGAGCAGTCTTTTTTTCATTCTGATTGGAGACTAGCATTATAAATTGATTAGGCATCAAAGCTAGCTCATCTTTTTCGATATACACCTCTTCTTCGTTATAAAGCCTATCTAATACCGGTTCATCAACCAAATATTCCATAAAGCCTGTATACATATAGCTTGTATCTTTAACAACATGATTAGATTGATAATCTTCAGTTGCCAAGCCTAAAGCGTCACATTTAACTCGCATATTAATATCGCGTGTGACTACAATCACTTTTCTTTTGGGATTGTCTTGCTTTTGGTTTAAAGCAACTCCGATTATTTCATTATCTGGAATGTGTAAGTTTAAACCGTCTAATGAGTCATCTTTTCTACACAGCTTGACATATATAACGCCTTTCCCTTTTCCTAGTCTTACACCCTTATAAAGACTGCCTTTTTCTCGTAAAGCATCTAATTTGCGTATTATTTCTCTTGCGTTCGAACCAACACTGTCTTGTCTTTTCTTGTGATTGTCTATTTCTTCTAAAACTTTTAACGGAAGAATAATATCGTTATTCGCAAAAGAAAGAACAGAACTAGCATCAGTCAAACAAACACTAGTGTCTAAAACATAGATTTTTTTTGCCATAAAAACTCTCAAACATTAAGCACAGTTAAGTGCTGCATAGTAATTAGTGTTCTATTTTTATTTAAACTTTGGCGAACAATTGTTTTATTTGACTTATTTATACTATGCGGCTGATTTAAAAAATTGGTCAAAAGGGGGAAAATAATAATGTTAAGAGCAATATGTCTCTTTATTCTAACAGGGTTCATGGTATCTTGCGGAACTTTAAGTAATAAGTCGGCCAATGATATTCTTCCACGAAAAGGATATATCTATATTAAGAAAACTGTTGACTTAAGGATTTGTGTCAATGATATCTGCACTCAAGGGCAAATGGCTTCTGCTGGCTCGGGTTTCGTAGTAAAGAAAACATACAAGGGTTCTTTTATTGTAACAGCTGCACATGTTTGTAGCACAGAAAAAGAAGATATCCCAGAAAATATAAAGTTTCGCGACAATTTATACGTAGAAACTTTAGGTGGTGACACCTTTAAAGCAGTTGTAGTAAGCAAAAATACAAAAATTGACGTATGTATGATTTTTGCTGAAGATTTGGTAGACGGAATTGAAGAAGTGAGGCTAGCATCTAGAGCGCCAAAAGAAGGAGACAAAGTTTTTAACATTGCTTCACCATATGGCATTCATTATGACAACGTTGTACCAATATTTGAAGGAAGATATATAGGAAGTAAAGGTTTTACTGGATTGTTTACTTTTGATGCCGGTCCAGGATCAAGCGGCTCAATGATATTAAATGATAAAGGTGAGCTTATTGGAGTATTACATTCTGTATTTACAAAAATGCATTCAGTTGTAGTTGCTGTAGAATTTTACGCCTTAAGACAGTTTATTAGGCGTTCATTGATAGAGCATGCTACTTCACATGTTCAGCGTTCAAAAAAATATTATGAAATAATGCGCCCGCCCTACATATAGAATATTTATTTTTTTACAAATATTTTTATACCTAATTTATTCCTAACAGTTTTTAGATCATTATAAAACTGTATACCTTGACGAGTATAATCTAAAAACATATTTATAAAATTATTCTCATCTCTGTGAAAAATCCTTTTTAGGCATAGCGTCACTGCGTCGTCAAACTCTGTGCGATTTCTTGGCGCTAATTTCATGAAATGGTTTGTTTGTAGTGATAAATGGCCATTATCATAGAATGATAACTCTAAGCCGCCAACTTGTTCTCCGTTTCTGGGAATTGATGTATATTTCGCTTGAATACTGAAATTGTAGGGAGAACAAACATAGCCCATCTCTCTAGTAAAGAATTTTTTTGCCAATTATTGTAACCTCGCGAGGGTCAATATACCTCATTTTTTTTATTTTATTATTCGGGTCTAAAAGAGTTAAATATTGATTTCTATTCCAACTGAGATAGTCAATTGCTTCAAGCAACCATACTCTATTTTTATAAAGTACTTCTGCTCCTTCGTATGCTTTTTCTCCGTTGGCGTCAATTGCGAACTTTTTTGTTAGCATTTTTCTTGCTCTTCTTTTTATTTTCTGCTGGTTTATTCCATACTTTAAGCTTAAACCAGCCTTCTTTACTTTTTTCTCTTACTCTTTTAATCTTATATAATTCAAATTCATCTTTTAAGTCATTAATTTTATTTTTTGCTTCATTGTAATGCTCAAAGAAACCATAATTGGTCCAAATTTTATTATTTTCACTATCAGACATTATTGCCCTCCGCAAACTGCTTCTGTGATTAATCTCGTAACCAGATAAGGGTCGCAATTGGCATTTGGTCGCCTATCTTCAATATAGCCTTTGCCTTCTTTTGCTACTTGCCAAGGAATTCTTACAGAGGCTCCACGATCTGAAACTCCCCACCTATATTCTTTATAGGAACAAGTTTCGTGATCGCCGGTTAGTCTCTTTTCAATATCAGCACCATAATTTTCAATATGTAGGCGCGATCGTTCTCCCAAAGCCACAGCTGCTCTCTCACAAGCTTCTAAAGAGTTTCTCATTGCTTTAGTAGAGAAATTAGTATGGCATCCTGCGCCATTCCAATCACCTTCAGCTGGTTTTGGGTCAAA